TCGATGCAGCCACTATTCTTATGAGTTGAAAAATAATAAATTAAGATTATATCCAAGACCTCAAAGTCTTTCTGTAAGTCCTGATCACATGTGGTTTACTTTCTTTTTACGTAATGAAGCATGGGAAGAAGAGGACAGATATTCATCAGGGGTAGATGGAGTCAATAATGTTAACACACTTCCGTTTGGTAATATTCCCTTTGATCATATCAATAGTATGGGAAAACAATGGATAAGAAAATATTCATTAGAAATTGTAAAAGAAACATTAGGGCACATAAGATCAAAATTTACCTCTTTACCAATACCAAATAATACTGTTGAGCTTGACGGGAGCAATCTTGTTCAACAAGCAAGAGAAGAACAAAAGATGTTACGAGAAGAATTAATAAAGATGTTAGATGAATTAAATTATGCTAAATTAGCCGAGCAAGAGGCTTCTATAGCAGCAAGTACCAATAAAGTGAGAGTTTTCAATGCGTTACCTATATTTAGAGGCTAGAAGATGAGTAGAATCATAGGAATATATAAAATAGTAAATTTAAAAAATGGGAAACTTTATATTGGAAGTACATCAAACGATTTTAGGGAAAGATGGTGGACTCATAAATCATATTTAAATAATAATAAACATGATAACAAACATCTTCAAAATGCATGGAATAAATATGGAGGACAAAATTTCAAATTTGAAATAATTGAAGAGTGTAAAAAAGAAATATTAAGAGAAAAAGAACAATATTATATTGATCAATGGTATTTGGATGAAAATGGAAAATTTATAAAACAAAGAGGATATAATATAAGAGAAAAAGCAGAAAGTAATGAAGGGGTTAAACATACTGAAGATGTAAAAAGAAGGATTAAAAAAGCTATTAGTGGAGAAAATAGTTGTCATGCAAAATTAACGCAAATGCAAGTAAATGAGGTAAGAAATTTATATTTATCAGGCGCTTATTTGCAAAAAGATTTAGCAAAAAAATATGATGTTTCTTCAGTAACAATAGGGGATATTGTAAGAAATAAATGTTATGTTGATAATAATTATGAATATGAAAGAAGGGAATTTAATAAAAATAAAGAATATAGTAAAAAAGTATCAAATGAAGATGTGAAAGAAATTAAGAGACAATATCAATTATATAAAATATCTCATAGATGTGAAGGATTAAATCAGTACCAATTGGCAGATAAATATAATATATCAGTTTCTCATGTTAATGGAATTATAAATAATAAAAAGCGAAAGAGATTTATATCATAATGGCTAACAAATTTTCAAGACTTCCACAACCCCCGGCACCTCTTTTCATAAATAAAAAAGAAAGGGACTTCCAAAAACAAATTGTGACAGAGCTTACAGAGCGCGCAATAGGTCAGGAAATTCTATATTTTCCGCTTGATATAACAAATTCAAATTATCATGACTTATATGGCGAGGCTATTCAAAAGTCATATTTGCCATCAATACATATATATGTTTTGATAGAATGGCATGATTTTTCAACAGAAACATCACAATATGGGATTGATAGAACATCTTCTATTACTTTACATTTCCATCATAGAAGATTGACGGAGGATCAAGATTTGCAAGTTCAAGAAGGCGACATCATTCAATTTGATCACGATTATTTTGAAATATCAGAAATATATGAACCATCTTTATTGTTTGGAAATACTGAATTCCGTACAGAAATTAGCTGTAAGGCTCATAAAATACGTCAAGATTTCTTCCAAGGTGAAAGATAAGAAAGGAAGGCTATATAAGGAACTAACATAATTGAAACAGGAATTGCAAGGGCTACGGGACATACCATTTCAGCCATCAACTATAGAAACAATAGATTATTCTGTCTATGATTGGCTAAAATCTATAATGAATCTGTTTGTTTCGACAAATTTAGGGTTTAAAGAGGTTCCGATTATTTGGTCATCTTCGGAGCGTGCGTTTTTTTCGAAAAATTTTCAAGATTCTCGCGACAAGTATGGAGCCATCAATTATCCGATAATTTCGATACAACGCACAGGTATGACAAAAACTCCAAATCGCAAAGGTTCGGTTTGGTCCAATGTTCCTTTGATAGACGATGCAAAAGGTGGTTCTATATCAATCGCGAGAAGGATAAATCAAGATAAGACAAGCATATTTGCTAACGCTGATACTAAAAAACATAAAGGTCAAATCAATTTCCCAAGAAAGAATCCAAAAGTGGTATATGAAACTATCAGTATTCCGATTCCTGTTTATATAGATGTTTTATATAGTATAAATATTAGGACATTATATTTACAACAGATGAATGAATTAATTCAACCATTTATAACAAAAACAGGTGGGATTAATTATGTAATATTTAAACGAGAAGGACATCATTTTGAAGGATTTATTGATCAGAATTTTATGAGTTCTGGAAATGAATCAAAAATGGAAGATAAAGAGAAAATATATGAAACTATAGTAAAAATTAAAGTATTAGGATATTTAATAGGAGGAGATAAAAATCAAGAGCAACCAAAAATAGTCGTAAGAGAAAATGCTGTTGAAATAAAATTTCCAAGAGAAAGAATAATGGTTGGTGATATAAATGAATTTACAAATAAACAAGGATATGTGGGCATAACATCTACCAATGAATTCAAAAAGTAGCGTTCCTGTAATATATTAAATAATCTTAAAATTTATTGTGTTTTGAATTAAATAATACTATTTATTATATACAAAATATTATCTACGGGAGATTTGTAATAAATGGCAGAGAAAAAATATAAACTACTTTCCCCTGGAATTATACTTAATGAAATAGATAATTCACAAATTCCTAGAACACCAAATCAGATGGGTCCGGTTGTTATTGGGCGCGCTAGCCGAGGTCCTTCAATGGTCCCGGTTAAAGTTGATAGTATGTCTGAATTTGTTGAAGTTTTTGGAAATCCTCATCCAGGTGGGGAAGGTGGAGACATATGGCGAGATGGTAACAAAACAGCTCCATTATATGGTGCTTATGCAGCTCAAGCATGGCTAACAAATAACACTCCACTGACTTATGTTAGATTGCTAGGAACACAACACAGTGATGCAACAGCCGCTGGAGCTGCTGGATGGCAAACTAGTGATTCTTCGGGAAATTTTAACGGTATAGGAACATTAGATTCTGCTGGTGGAGCATATGGGTTATTTTTAATTAATTCTTCTTCAAATGGTGTTTTGTCGGCTAGTGCTGGCGCGGTTGGACAAGATAGCACACCAGCCACAGGCACTCTTGCTGCTATTTGGTATATAAATGAAGGTTCCATTACTTTATCAGGAACTTTGTGTGATAATGCACAGACAATTTCAGGAACATCAGTTTTAGTAGAGAGTGTTGGTTCAGATAAAGAATTTAGAGCTATCGTGAGGGATACAAACTCTAATATAGTAAAAACAACTACATTCAATTTTAATAGAAATTCTTCAAAATATATCAGAAAAGTATTTAATACCAATCCGACATTGACAAATTCAGATATTTCTCAAGGAGCAAATACAGCTTCGTATTGGCTTGGAGAAACTTTTGAGAGAGATGTAGATCAATATGTAACAAATAATAGTGCTGGACAGGTTTTTGGCCTTATTCTTGGATTAAAAGGAAATTCAGGAACTAAAGAAGGGTCTGATTTTAGATTTGCTTCAAAACCTTCTAGTACTGGATGGTTTTTTTGCCAAGATCTGCAAATAGTTTCAGGAACCGCCAACACATATCAACCTGAAAATATGACTAAATTGTTTAGATTTAAATGTTTAGATACTGGAGAATCAACTCAAACACATGTAAAAATTTCTATTCAAGATATTAAGGCTTCTTCAAATCAATTTGAAACATTTGGTTCTTTTACAGTTGCAATAAGAAAAATAGATGATGTGGATAATGCACCTGTTATTCTAGAAAGATTTACAAATTGTAATCTTAATCCATATTCTACCAATTATATCGCCAAACGAGTTGGAGATAAATATCGTACTTGGGATGATACCGAAAGACGATATATAGAATTGGGAAATTATGACAATCAATCTAAATTTATTAGAGTTGAAATGAATTCAGATGTTGATGCTGGTGCTATAAATTCTGAATTATTACCATTTGGAGTATTTGGGCCTCAAAGATTTTTAGGTTTTACGTTGATTTCTGGATCGACCGGAGCACAAAATCAAGGAGTATCAGTAATAGGTAGTAATTTTTCTGCTGCTTTTGTGCAAGGTGCTCAAAATGTTGTTAGAAGTGCAACGTTGAGTACTTCTTTTATTAGAACTGGACAATTAATGTTTTCGGGTTCTTTTAATTTTCCATCCATGCAATTAAGGACTTCTAGCATGTCTGGAGATTTAGCTAATCCTAAGAATGCATATTTTGGGCTAGATACATCTATTGCTTCCGGCAATAATAGATTTGACCCAGGATACAAAGATTTGGTTCGTGCATTACCTTTTGCTTATTCGGCAACCGATGGAATTGTAGCAGGTGAAACTCAATATTCATGGATTTTCACATTAGATGATTTGTGGGCTACTGGTTCTTCTCATATGGTTTATGTATCTGGTTCTAGAGCATCTGGAATTTCTGTTACTGCGCAAGGGTCTGATAATTATAAAGCAATTCTTGACGAAGGGTTTAATAGATTTACATCTCCATTGTTTGGTGGATTTGATGGATTAGACATAACTGAAAAAGAGCCTTTCAATAATACAGATATTGAAGGCGCTACTGAAACTACTAGTTATGCTTATAATTCAATCAAAAGAGCTATTGATGTTTGTTCAGATCCGGAAGTTGTTGAATTTAATTTAGCTACGGTTCCGGGTATTACAAACGAATCATTAACTTCTCATCTTCTTGAAGTATGTACAAATAGAGGAGATGCGTTAGCACTTATCGATTTAAAGGGTGGTTTTATTCCGAGTACAGAAAATGCTCTAGGAGATAGCAATACTTCTAATAGAGGAGATGTAGATACGACAATAAGTAATTTAAAAGCAAGAGGAATAAATAATTCTTATGGTTGCGCTTATTATCCATGGGTGCAAGCTTTTGATACTATTACTGGTGCTACTCTTTGGGTTCCTTCTTCTATTGTTGCTTTAGGAACAATGGGAAGCAGTGAAAGTAAGTCTGAATTATGGTTTGCTTCTGCTGGATTTAATAGAGGTGGATTATCAGAAGGTGCGGCTGGTATTCCTGTTGTTGGGGTTAGAGAAAAATTGACAACTAAACAGAGAGATAAATTATATGAAGCTAACATTAATCCGATTGCTTCATTTCCTTCAGAAGGAATTGTAGTATTTGGACAAAAAACATTACAAGTAACACCTTCAGCACTTGATAGAATTAATGTTAGAAGATTATTAATTTATATAAAGAAAGAAATAGCAAGAATATCACAAAGAGTGTTATTTGATCAGAACACTAAAGTTACATGGAATAGATTTTTAGGTGAAGCAGAACCATTATTACGATCAATCAGAAGTAGATTAGGATTAGAAGATTATAAATTAATATTAGATGAGACAACAACTACTCCAGAAATGATAGATCGTAATATTATGTATGCTAAAATATTATTGAAACCTACTAAATCTATTGAATGGGTAATAGTTGATTTTAACATTGATTCTCAAGGGGCAAGTTTTGTAGATTAAAAAATAATATTATTACTAGTTATTATATAATATATATTTAAGGAGAAATTAAAATAATGTCAACAGGTTTTTGGTCAGATCCAATTTTAGAGCCAAAAAGAGCTTTTAGATGGATTGTATTAATAGGAAATATTCCTTTTTTCATAGCAAAGAAAGTAACTAAGCCAGAATTTAAGGTTACAGAAGCTAAACATAATTTTATAAATCATACATTTTATTTTCCTGGCAGAGTTGAATGGCAGCCTGTAAGTTTAACATTAGTAGATCCTGTATCTCCTGATTCTTCTAGAACTTTACAAAATATTTTAAGAAATTCTGGTTATAATCTTCCTTTAGATCCAAATGTTGCTCTTACATCAATTTCAAAAGCTAGAGCTGTTGCTGCATTAGGAAGATTTTCTATTGAGCAATTAGGTCCAGAAGGTGGTGAACCAGTAGAATCTTGGGAACTTGTGAATGCTTGGATTCAATCTGTAAAATATGGCGAATTAGATTATGAAAAAGATGATTTGATTAATTTAGAAATGACAATTCGTTATGATTTTCCAATTCAAACTAAATCAGGTGTTCCGGCATAGTTATAAAATTTATGACAATATAGGAGTTTTTAATGTCACGAAATGATGATCGCCTTAATATTCAAGACAATATAGCACAACCCGATACATCGCAAAATTTGCAACAAAATCAGACACCGCTTTCATTTCCATCACCTACAGAATTTGTTGATATTCCGTCACAAGGAAAGTTTTATCCGCTAGAACATCCACTACATGGAAAAAGTTCTATAGAAATAAAATTTATGACAGCAAAGGAAGAAGATATATTAAATAATAAATCATTATTACAAAAAGGTGTTGCGATTGATAAATTATTACAATCTATTATAGTTGATAAAAATATACAAGTTGATAGTTTATATGTAGGTGATAAAAACGCACTTATTATAGCAGCTAGGATTTCTGCATATACTGCAAATTATGAGACAAAATTAAATTGTGCGGTTTGTAATAAAAATATTAATTGTTCTTTCAATTTAGACGAGATGAGAATTTTTAATGGTGATGAGAATATAAATCCTGATGGAACAATATCATTAGAATTACCAAAATCAAAATATAATGTTGTATGTAAATTATTGACAGGATATGATGAAAAATATTTATCACAATCAACAGAAATAAAGAAGAAGAATAAATTATTAGATACACCAGTAACAGATCAAATGAAATTAATTGTAGTTTCTATAGATGGAAATAATGATAAAGGATTTATTAACAAGTGTATTGACAATCTGCCAGCATTTGATGGAAGATTTTTGAGATCGACATATCAAAAAATGATACCAAATATTGATCTAACACAAAATGTTACATGCTCAGAATGCGGGAATGAGCAGGAGGTGATGATGCCTTTAATGGCTGAGTTTTTTTGGCCTAGATGATAAATATATACAATCT